CTATAATCAGCAAGATTATAGCCTTACAAAGTTCTTTTAATAATAATATAAATTTCATGTTTTATTTCCTCCTTTAAAATTGTTATTTACTTCACTATATGTGTTGTTTATTGCGCGACAAAAAAAATATATGGGCAGTTTATAGACTTGTCCAGGTCTGTTTAATTACAGGTGAATCAGCCCTGTAAATTTACCCGCTAGTGATAACCAGCAGTAAATTACCCAGGCTATTTTCCATTCCCAATCCATAATTAAAATCCTCCTTTAGTTTTTATTTCATTATATGCATTGTTTATTATACGACAAAAACTATAGCCATTGAAATCTCAACGACTATGTTTTTTAAATAACCTCCTTTTAGAGCATTGGCTGAATAATTCCGGTTATACCCATGATCGCTTCGATCATGATCACTATAATTCTAGTCAAACGCCATCCTAATTCTTGCACTGTCATATCTAATCCTCCTTTAGGTTTATTATTTCTTCATTATATGCATTGCACATTCCGCGATAAAAAAATATGGGCAGTTTATAGACTTGCTCAGGTCCATGGAATCATTCATCTAGATCAACGGGACAATACTCCCCTGTCTGTGCATCCTGATAGTACTGTACGGTATTGTCTTCATTATTATCAGTTACATATAATAATGCGACAAACCACAGTGCAAACAGGAGTAAACAGATTACCAAGTTTTCCTTGAATTCCTTCCATTTCTTCTTCATATTTTTCTTCATATTAAATCCTCCTTAGTTTTTATTCCATTATAAGGATTGATTTGACTGCGACAAAAACTATATGAGCAGTTTATAGACCTGCTCGGGTCTGTTAATTAATCTTCGTATGCTTCGATTGCTCTCAGCATCTTTTCTGCTTCTCTCAGCTTCTTTTTATTCTCTTTTTTCTTGTAATATTCAATCTCCTCTTTGAGAGATCTAATTATATCCTCCTTTTCTTTTTTGCGTCTTATTGCAGACGCATATTCTTCTTTTTCTGTAGCCATCATATCAGCTACATCACTCATATAATACATAATTTACCTCTTTCTCCTATTTTACAGGCATAGGTGCCATAAAAACTTTACTTACTTATTTACTTCACTATATCCATTGTTCATTACGCGACAAAAAATATATGGGCAGTTTATAGACCTACCCAGGTCTTGATAGTTATTACCATACACGTATCTGCCACGCGGGCCAACCATCAAAGCCCTCTGGTTCCCACTCTACGTAGGAACAAACTCTGACTACTGTATCGTAGTCACGCTCTGTGTGAATTTTACACAGAATGCTATTATCGCCGAAGACTTCTAATACTTCGACGTTTTCGGCTGAATCGCCGAATATTTCTTCCCATAACTCATGGTTAGCATCAAATGCTTTTTTAACCATGTCCAAATCTTCATTTCTGATGGCAATGTATGCCATCGCTGTTTTCAGATCCTTTCCAAACAGGATCCTATAATCGTACTTTTGTCTTATCTGGTAGTACGCTGTGCCATCTTCAATTTCGAACTCAAATTCCTCGTCGAGTTCCTTTAACTTTTTATAATCTGCAATAAATTCCTTATTCATATAAAACCTCTTTCTCCTATTTTACAGGCATAGGTGCCAAATTTTATTTACTTCTCACTATATCAATTGTTTATCTCACGAGGGACAAAAAACATAGGACTTGTAGTCTTCGAAACTACGTCTCCATCATTTCAAATGGTATTCTACCATTGAACTATTCATGGGTGTCAACCCCTGCCCGACTGTTACCAGCCTGTGGACTCATCCTACGTCATTATAGGGGTCGATCTCATCGCGAAAAAAAATATGAGCAGTTTATAGACTTGCTCGGGTCTGTTTAATTACTTTTTTAACTTGGTTAACTCTTTTAACCAAGTTTTTAGTTTCCATTTTATGTAGCGGACTTCATCCGTGTCGCCCGCATTCTCTGCCTCGATTTTTTCGAGGTTTAGCTTGTTTATTACCATTTTTATATATTTTTCTTCCTCGTTCATAATAATTCCTTTCTCCTATTTAAGGCATAGATGCCAATTTATTCTCTTCATTATACGTATTGTTTATTCCACGACAAAAAATATATGGACAGTTTATAGACTTGCCCAGGTCTGTTTAATTACTTTTTCTTTTCTTTACTCCAATATATAGCTTGAAGTCTTTTAATTTCTTTATCACACGTCTCAGATTTGACTAAATCTCCGTGCATAACGGATTTGAGACTCTCTTTTCTCAATTCCACTATTTTATCAATTATTTCTTTCTCATTCATAATTAAGTACCTCCTTATTTTAACGAAACGTATTTCTTTATCTTTTCGTTCATTTTTTCCCTAGCTTCTTTTGCTTCCTTGGCATGTCCTGATACCAAATTTAAAAGCATCTTCATATCTAGGGATAATATCTCATTTTCCAATTTCTTCTTTACTTCTTCCTTTTCGTTATTCATATTAAGTACCTCCTTTCTATCATAACCATTGATTCTGGCACGAAAAAAAATATGGGCAGTTTATAGACTTGCTCGGGTCTGAAGACAAAAAAGGTAGATGAGGCATTTATAGACCTGCCCTGGTCCTAATCACTACTCAGTTCTTGCGAACCCAATGATTACTTTTTCATTACTTCTTTCCGTCTTCGCTTCCTTCACTTCCGTTTTTACTTCCGTCTTTAATTCTTTCTTAACTTTTTCTTCTGCCGCTAAGGCTATAGCAGATCCTATAATTGCCGAGCCTATCATACTTATAATATAAGCTCCTATTATTGCTATTACCTTAATGGTCTTTTTAAAATTGTTTTTCATAATAAAGACCTCCTTTCTATCATAAGGATTGATTCTGGCGCGACAAAAAACATATGAGCAGTTTATAGACTTGCTCAGGTCTTGTCACTACGACCAAATACCACTATTCAGCCATCTTTCGTAGACTGAATACGGGCGGCATCGTATGTGACCTTTAAATATAAAAAAGTTGTACCATTTCTCTTGGTACCCTACTTCTGCGTGGAAATCTTTTATATTATTTCCCACTAAATCAATCCACATAAAATGTGGACAGTAGTTTTCGTTTCTTTTTGCGGGGATGAAAACTACCTTCACTTTCTTCCCCCATTTAATTTTGGCCTTTATGGCCTCAATTAAACAGTTGCTGTACCAACTGTCCTTGCTCTTATTCTTTTCCATAACTTCCTTCTTTCTCCTATTTAAGCATAGGTGCTTTGATCTTTTACTTACTTCTCATAATACCCATTGCTCATCTCACGAAGGGACAAAAAATATATGAGCAGTTTATAGACTTGCTCGGGTCTTTCATGTTATCTACCTCCTAACTTTTCAATAATAACTGCATTCTGCCAATTTATTCTCGATAGAATCTCTTTCATTTCCTTTAATTCCTCCTTCAATGATTTAATTTCTTCCTTCAATTCATTGTTTTCATTAATATTCTTATCCATAATAAATCTCCTTAAATTGTTATTTACTTCACTATATGTGTTGTTTATTGCGCGAAGGGACAAAAAATATAGCCCCAGTTTTCACCGAGGCCATATTCTCCTAATAATAGGAAATAATTTTAATTACTTGTGGATAACCTTAAATGTCATTTCGTTATGGGTATCAATACCTTTTAACTGCTCTGGAGTTATTTCAAGTGATAATAATTCTTCATTTGCGTTTGAACTCACAATGAGATTTCCATTAATATCATTTTCTTTTAACTCAGGTAATCCAGCAATACTTGTTAATAGAGACAATATACCACTAAGAATAGATACCGATAAACACTTTGTCCAATTCACATCACCCATCGCAGCAGAGGTGCCTATATATGCTACGGCTGCCTGCGCTATGGTTTTAATAGCTCTTATACCAGCGGCTTTTAACCACTTTTTATTAAATTCATTCATACAATCACCTCCGTCAAATTATGGCTGCTTATCGCTAGTTAAAGCATCTATTCTATGATGCGCCGATTTAGTACTCTGTTCAACTATAATTAAACGCTCATTAATACTACCGATATCATTTTTCATATTCCGTATATCAGACTTAATATCTTTTGTATCGGAAGATATCTCATCTAATTTTGTTTCTAATCTTGTTTGCTTATGGGCGTCTGCTTTGGCTTTTTCAATTTCATCTTTTATACTAGTTTTACTAGCTCTAACATTTGCTAAAATTGAAAATACCAGCGTTAATATAATTCCGCCTATTGCAATTAATAAATTAATATCAACCATTCGTCATACCTTCTCCGTTCTTAAATTTACGGTATTCTTCAAGCACCTTTTCTAGAGTATGTTTACGGTCTAAATGTTTATAACCTGCAAGCTCTATCTCTTTCATAAGGTAGCTTTCAAAATTATCATAAGGTGCATCTCTGTTATTAGTCATATTAAGTACCTCCTTTATTTATGAAATTCCTACTACAACCCATTTTGATGCAGCTTGAACAGTTCCATTTATCGAATATTCATTAGCTTTGAAGAACATAAGCATGAATACTTCCGGAGCTGTTGTATTACCTGCAAGAAGCCGTTCTGATACTCCTGTGCCTTTGGATACATATACTGGTACCGCGCCTGTGGAATCTGAGCCATTATAGGTTAGATTAAAATCAACAGTTTCTGAAGTGTATACGCCCGAACCCATATTTGCCACAAGAACTGTAAATCCAGTTGAAATACTGGTTATATTTGGCAAAGACGCCTCCCAATGCTGACTCGTAGTTGAACTATTTACCATAACAAATGGAGTACTAGTGCCGTCACTTCCGCCTCCACCGCTTATAGTAGCAGATATCACATTATTAGAATCTATGGTAATATTTTCTCCTGCGGTATAAGTGGTATTGTTGTCTTCAATTTCATACCAAACGCCGTCATACTTTGTATATACAGCATCTATTCCCTCAACTTCGCCAGGTGTACCAATGACCTCACCGGTTGAACTACCAGCAGTAAATCCGTAACTTGTGTATAGAGGATACCATGTTGTACTTATTGGATCCGTTGAATGATCTTCACTAGACGCATACACATTGTCAACAATTCCGCTTACATCTTGGCTGTATATAGGAACATATGTGTGAACGCCACTATTCCAACTTTCATTATTATTAATATCTTCATTAAATCCTCTAGCATAAAAATTACCAGTCTCACGGCAATATAAACCAAGAACCTGATTATTATGAGTTATTTCGCCAGTTGTTTGATTGATAGCAGCTGCCTTCTCTGCTCTAACTGGAATGAAATGATATACAGTTGACCCTTTTGTAACCGTTATTGAATGAATTGTAAGTATTGTCGATCCCATGTGGGTGAACATGTCCCAACGGTCAAAATTTTCTCTGGTATATGTAGCCGGCTCGCCAGGTGTAACGCTAGCAACAGTAGTTCCATCTAATATAAGACTACAATTGTTATATTCAATTGTATGCCTACCAGTGATGTCAGAAGCTGATTCATATTCTATAAGCTCACTCGAACTTGCAAATCTTGCTTCTATCCATCGCATAAAGTACAAACCTATACCCATACCGGTTGCGCCAGGTGATATACCGATTATTGCCGCGCCATCATTAAGGCCTTTCATATCTCTAGTACTAGGTAATGTAATATCAACAGCAATGCTATCAGATGACGACCATCCATCTAATTCAGGACAGTAAAAATCACTATCAGAACTACTTGGATTATTCGTTTTAGGTTTTGTAAACATCATATTATTATATGATGACGTATAATTAGTCGTTTCGGTATTGCTCCAATCCGAATTTGTCGATATACTATCAAGAACTGTATATGCTACATCTATCTGCTGAGACATCTTATACCAAATATCACCGTTTTTACCATCTGATGCTGTAGGCGCCGATATTGACTGATGAACAGTTGCTGAATTATCATCTACATATTTCTTTGTAGCAATATCCATATCATTAACTGGGGACATACCTACTTGAGCGGTTCCATCCCACTTAACGGTAAATCCATTAGATCGATAATTATCACCATTTCCATTACCAATAATAAATGCATATGTACTATGAGTATCGGATTCATTAAATTTACCAATAACAGTTTGATAATTAGATCCGGCAATATTATAAAATCCGCCAACATGAGTTCCTATCGCATCCGCAACGTTATAATAT